GGTGCTGCTGGTGTCGCTGGTAGTGCCAACGTCCAGCTTGCCCAGTTCCGTGTTCTTCGGTACACCACGGGCGATGACTTTGGTGCTCTGCACAACGAAGGCGCCGGATTCGGAATCCTTAACCTGGGTTGCGCTCCGCATATCCAGCATAACGCCTTTCGGTGCGGCCAGCAATGCGTTCGGTTTGTACAGGACACGCCAGTTCAGCTGCAGTTCCATGGAACCGTAATGGCCCAGTACCGGGGAATCTACTTCACCGGCAACGCCTGCGCCTTTGACAGTCTCGGTCATAGCCTCGAGGCTCGGCAGGGACACATCGGCAACGCCTAACAGATCGGCACCGTCCTGATATACACGGAAGTTAATTAACTTTTCAGGTACGTTCATGTGTTATCCTCCTTCCTCTTAGCTAAACAGCGTATTGAAATAACTGGGGTCGTACTCGATTACATCCTCGATAACCCTTGCCGGGGTCGGCGGGGTCAGGTAAGTATGGAACCGAATGATGCCGTCCAGCAGGTTGGTTACAGGGTTTTCCTCTTCCTGGAATTCCACACGGCCGCCGAGGATAGCGCCCCGGGCAGCCAAGCCGTTCAACCGGATGTTTTCAGAATCCAGTACGGTCTGAATCAGCCGTTTGTTAATCGGTGCGTCAACCTTCGCCCAGTAAGTGAGGATAAAGGTCTGCGCATGCCAGTTGAACATACGACGGATGCAGATGAACGCATCTTTGGCGTCGGTGTTTCCGGGGTAGCAGCCGGTACGGTTGCCCCAGGACTTCCAACCGCCGATGAAATTCAGCGCAGTTACGATGCCCTGGCCGTTCAGATAGGCAGCCTCCGCAGGCCCCAGGATAACCTCGGTACCGTCGGCAAGGCAGGTGCCGTTAATCTGAATTGCTTTGTTGGACGGGCTGACGAACGGAATGTCGTCGTTTGCGCTGTCAGTCTGGGAAATAACGCCCATCATGTGAGTGGACAGATGATACAGCACGTCGCCGAGGCGAACCATAGGCCAGCAAACAACCTGATTCTCTCCGGTGTAGCTGTTGTTGTTCTTCCATGCGGACACTTCGGAGTATTTGGTTACTTCGTCAGTGGGAACATCGGTCAGAACAATCGCTTTGAAATGCTCGTTGATGTTGCCGGCTTTGGCTTTCATCACTGCCGCAACTTCCGGATCGTCAGACCAGCCGGGTGCCAGTACCATGCCGGGCACCATGCCGAACAGCGGGAATACATCGTTTAAGCATTCCAGGCCTTTCTTGGCCCCGGTGCTTGCGTCGATGCCGCCGATAATCTGCGTTTTCGTAACAGCAGACGGGTTCAGCTTGTCGTAGTCCAGGAAAACGGAAGTGGCTTCATCGAGTGCGCCATCTTCCAAGCAGGTGATGACGAGTTCTTCATCGTCATTGTAGGCTGCCGTGTAGTCGGTGCCTTCCACCAACGGCTGGCCGGCTGCCACCGCCTTAACCTTTAAGGTCTCCAGCAGAACCGGTTCCGCAACTTTCGCAACCTTGCTCACAACGTCAACTTCGGAACCGGAAACGGCGGTCTTCTGAACAGCCGGGTCCAGTACGTTGACGAGTACGATAGGAGCACGGTTGTACAGCGCAAACTGGCTGTAAATCGCCTCACACAAAGTGTACTTGTCCCAGTCGCCGGAATAGCCCATCGCCGCTACTGCTTCTGCGTAGGTGTAGCAGAGAACAGGTTTGTTTGCAGGCGCACGGTCAGCCGCCAGGTGTACCGGTGCAGTACCGAAAATAACCGGCAGGCCAGCCGCCGTATTGACAGGCGGAATGATGCTGGTCGGCACTTCCGAGACGTACACACCATGTCTATAAGCCATAGCTTATACCTCCTTCTTTGCTTTGTTGTATAAAATGTTTAAGTATGAACCTTTGTCTTTCGTAGCTTTGATGGCCATGTCCAATTCGGACACAGGCACAAAAAGCTGTTTGAACCACGGGTGCGCATCCACAATGTCCTGCACATGGAGCGGCAGCCCGTTCATGTAAACAGTGGAAAAAGAAAGCCTGCCCTCAGAAAGGGTAGGCCCTACATATACCAGCTGCTCAATGGTTTTTGTACTCCTCGTAGTCCGGGTACGCTTGGACTTCTTGGAAGTCGTCATAGTTAAAGCCCTCCTCTTCGGGTTGGCCGATAGTGTAAGTCACCGTCATCGTAGCCTGCCATTGCGGGAACGGCTGGTTCTCCGGCACCTTAAATACAATCGGCTTTTCTAAATCAAGCCGGAACTTCATGTTCACGAACCGGAATTTGAGCAGATCCTGCCGGACGTGTTCGACCACGTTATACAGGCTGCGCCATCCGTCCACGCCGTCAGCGTCGTAAATGGAGAAGCCCAATTCGACCACAGCGATGCTCTTGTCGTTGCCGGCTCTGTCGTCGGTTTCGACCACAAGCACATACACGAAGCTCTTCTTTTCGGCTGCGTTGTTCTGCACCGGGATGTAACCGGGATAAACAGTAACCGGGACAGTCCCGGAAGGCTGTTTGGCGGTGTAATCGGTAAGCAGGTCCTGCAACCGTTTTGCTAATGCGTCCATAAGGTTAATGGGTGTCATTTGATACCTCCGATTCTCCACAGGATTTCATGTTCGAAGCGGTCGTTCAGCATACGTTCCGCTTCCGGTGTAATTGTCCGGAGCGTTTCCTCGTTCCCGACCATCTGCGGTACAGACGGCCCGGCAGGAGTCTTCAAAGGGTAGGCGCTGTGTCCGACACGCATCATCGGCCCACGATACCCGCTCGGGAAATATCGTCCGAACAGGCCGGGGACTGCTTTTGTGCCGCCTTTTTTCAGCACCTGTACCCGTCTTGGCCCGCTTCTCGGCGTTTTGATGTTAAAGGCCGTAAGCGGAAGGGTTCCGCCCTTTACGTCTAAAACGCCCGACATATTGGAAGCGGTCGCCCGTTTCGGGGCTCCCATTGCTGTCTTTAACATGCCCGCTTTCGCAACATAACGCTCCCGGACTTTCATCGCAGATGCTTTTTTCAAATGCGTGAGCGTCCGGTTAATAGCAGCGGCACCTGCCTGCTTTACCGCAGTAGGTGCCACATGAAAGAATGCTTCTGCTGTTTTTAGGCTGCGTTCGTCAAATTTAACTTCTATCATCTGTCATTCGCCACCAGCTGGATGGTAAGCATGCCCATATCGTTGGCGCAGCTTTCCACAAGGTAGAGCTTGTCGTCCACCGTGAAAGTCTGGCCGTTTACCGGGACCTCCGGAAGATCGTCCGTCTTCACATTGACGAGCAGACGACTTCCGTACAGTCCGGGGTAGGTTTGTGTGATTCCATCGCCGAGAGAAAGCCCGCTCGCAACGGATTCGTCCTGCAAAATACAGGTACATTTAGTTCCGTTCAGGTAATGTGTCTCCGCAAATTCGGCCATATTGAGAAAAACATTGCTGTTGTCAGAAGCGACAAGGTCCTTGAAACTCATCGTACCGGAGCCTCGGCTTCCATGATGGGCGGCTCTTCACCGTCCTCTTCTGCGGAAACGAACGTGTCCATCTCCGCTAATGCTTTCACAATGTTTTCTCTGCTTCTCAATTTGCCAACTTGGAGGCCACAGTCAGCCGCCAGCTTCTTCAGCTGGTCAAAGGGCATCTTTCTGAGTTCTTCCTCGTCCAGGTGTCCGGGGATTAAATCCTCCGTAGCGTCGTTTTCCTCCGCTTCCGGGGTGTCGCCTGTCTCATCCTCTGCATCGCCGACAGCGGGCGTTTCCGCAACCAGAACAGGCTCTTTTACATAAACCGCCACGCCCAAAGAAACAAGGCGGGCAGCTTCTTCTTCGGGAACCTCGCAGGTCTGCTGACTACGGACAACAACAATGCGTCCGTTCACGTTCATGCCGTAGGCTCCGCTAACTATTCTGATTTCACACATAGCGCCCTCCGATTAGGAAATTACGTTGGCAGCGTAGATGTACGGGCAGTAGGTCTTCGGAGCTGCAAGCGGACGAGTAGCCAGGCGCAGTTTGCGAACATCCTTAGCCTGGTCAACAACGAACTTAGGAACACGCTTCGCTGCATGGGTAGCGAATTCGGTGGAACCGAAGTCGATCTGCGTTACAGAACCGTACATCATGTGGCCGCAACCCGGTGCGGAAACCATAGCGGATTTAGCCGGGAAGTAAGCGGTGTCGGTGCCGTTGTCTGCTACATAGCTTTCGGAAACATCAAACAGGTTCAGACGGAAACCGCCGAAGTTGATGATGCCCATGAAGGCTACGCCGTCATATTTGGTCAGGGCTGCGTTGATTTCACCGGTGATGATGCCGGAGTTTTTGTCCAGCAGGTCACGGACTTTCTGAATGTCCAGGATAGCGTCAGCCGCATCGGAGCCGAGAACAAGGTCGGCAGCAGGCAGGCCACGATGTGCCAGCAGTTTGCACATAGCTTTTACATCGCCGAAGAAATCGCCGGACTGGCCGTTCCAAACATTGGCTACGGTGTAGGTGTGGTCGGAAGTGCTGTCGTAGAACTGCACGGTGTTGGTTTCGCCGGTGGTGTTGGCGTCGATGTACTCCTGCATGGTGCAGGCGTTGTTAATCATGGTCTGTGCGGCCATCCATTCTTCACGACGGGCAATACGTGCTTCCATGTCTGCCAAGTCGTCTTTCTGTAACTGCAGGGCACGCTGTGCCTGAGTCATACCCGGGTACAGAGCTTCGCCGAAGCCGCGTTTTTTCAAATCGTCCAGGGACAGGATGCGGGACGGAGCAATGTAAGCAGGTTCATATTCGTGGATAGCATAACCACGACGGTCAACAGGGATATCACCGGCACGGGGAGCAACGAAAGCCGCCATCTTGCGGTCGCCGTTACGGTACTCGGTCAGCACTTTGTCGCTGGCGAAAATGTCAGCTGCACCGGTCGGGAAATAACGGTCTTTGAAGAAAGTAGCCTGCGGTACAATTTCCTCGGTGATAGCCATCAGCTGATAGGTGTCAAAGAAATTTAATTCAGCCATTATGTTAGTCCTCCTTTATTAGTTTGCGGATGCCGCTTTGAGAATGATGCCTTTTTCACGCAGAACATCTTTTACGGCTTCGGTAATGGTTGCGCCTTCTGCAATAACCAGTTTGTTCGGGTCAAAGCAGCCGCCGATATATACCGCAGCTTTTGCGTCAGCAGAGGTGCCGACTTCGATGTCGTCGCACAGGATGCAGTCAGCGGTCAGAGTGTCGCCCTGGTCGGCAGTGGTGCCGAAGATTACCAGTTTGCCGCTGGATGCAGATTTAGCAAACAGAGTGCCACGTACATAGGTTGCTTTGGCAGCGCCTTTGAGAATGGTGCCGCCCGCTACGATTACCTGCGGAGCTACATCAGTAACCAGGCCATCGTAGGCCATTTCGCCGATTTTCTTGGATAATTCAGCCATGTTATTTTTCCTCCTTAACTTTTTTTACGAGAGCCCGGGCCGCTTCCAGCTTTTCCTCTGCGGTCTTGGGTTCTTCAATCGGGGTGTCTTCCGGAGCCGGAGCCGCCGGAACTTCGCCAGCGCCGCTTGCCTGGGCGTCAGCTTCCAAATTGGCCAGGAAAGTCTGGCCGTTCTTCGCTGCTTCCTGTGCTGCACGGAACGCAAGTTCCTGAGCTGTGCATGCGGTTTTGCCATATTTGGCCTCACGAACCATGTCGGCGCTGAACAGGCCTGCAATGTTGTCAATACCCTGCAAGCGTTCCTGCTCCGCACGAGTGGCGTCAGCACGCACTGCCGCTTCTAATTCGGAAACCAGTTCCGGACTTTCAGCACGCAGTTCTTCAACAGTAGTTGCCATTGTTTTTCCTCCTTCTTCAGTGGCTTGATTTGTATTTGTTTCAACCGGTACGGCTCCGGCTTCAACCGTGGGAATGGAGTCCGGGGCAAACATCCCCGGTGCCAGGTGCATGGCACGCTGGCCAACATACAGCGTCCGGCCGTCGGCGCTTGCGGCGATCTGCAACGGCTCCTCGTCCAACACTTCATCGGCAAAGCCTTTTTCGAAGGCTTCCTTGCCGGTCATGTAGGTGGTGTCTGCCATCATGTGCAGAATCTTGGTTTCGCTTTCGCCAGTTTTGCGAACGTAAATCGCCGCCTGGGCTTTGTCGTAGGCATCGTTGGCGTCGGCCATCTGCCGCATCTCGTCGGCGTTGTAGCCGCCAAACAGGAAACTCCAGCACTTGTGAATCATGATGAGGCTGGAAGCGTTCACCTTTACGGTGTCGCATGCGCACATAATCAGGGAACCGCCGCTCATGGCGATGCCGTCCACGATGCAGGTCAGCTTCACGCCTTTAGCGGATAAATCACGCAGGCGGTTGTGAATCATGATGGAAGCCCCGGCATCTCCGCCGCCGCTGTTCATTCGAATCGTGATAGCGTTGCAGCCTTCCACCTGCTTCAGATCTTCCAAAAACTCCTCGGCAATAATGAACTGGCCCTCAACTTCGTTCCCGAACCAATCCCGGGGACGCTGCTCCACGATTTCACCGTACATGGTGATTTCGGCTTCGGTACCGTTCGTGCTGGCCATTGCATAGAACGGTCGCTCAATCTTGATTTGGTTCATCGGTGTTACCTCCTTGTAATGTCTGTGCCGGAATAACCCC